GTGGGAATTCTGGGATCACGTTCCCTGCGCCTAAGACGGTGTACTGGAACCTTGCTGGAACTCAGAACTGGAGTGCTACTGGCTGGGCATCATCTTCTGGTGGGTCGCCCGACATCAACAACTTCCCGCTGGCGCAGGATACGGCGGTGTTTGATGACACTGGTAGCGTAGGTTCAGTATCTGTGCAGACGTTCAACATTGGTACGTTTGATGCATCTGCGCGAACAAGTGCGATGACTTGGACTGGTAGCGGGGCACCTATTGTTTATGGCGACTGGAAATTTGGTACAGGAGTTACTTCAAGCACTACAAGCATTATTTTATTTTCGGGACGTGGAACAAGTTCAATTACTAGTAACGGCGTGACGTTCAATGGTGGTGTAACCATAGATTGTGGCACAGGCACCGTTCAGCTTGCTGATGCTCTGACGCTTGCTTCTAACCGCACCCTGACGCTTACATCAGGCACGTTTGATGCGGTGTCGTACAACGTGACGACGGGGATGTTCCAAAATAATAGCGGAATTACAAGAACCCTTAAGATGGGTTCTGGCACTTGGACATTAAGCGGTACAGGTACAGTTTGGAATTCGACCGTAACCAGCCTCAATTTCTACAAAGGCACAGCCGACATCGTTCTATCTGACACCGGCACATCAGCGCGCACATTTGCTGGTGGCAGTCTGTCCTACAACAAACTCACCATCGGCGGAGCGACCGGCACTTCAACCCTGACCATCACCGGCAACAACCAATTTACCGAACTTGCTTCAACTAAAACCGTCGCCCATACCATCGCTCTAGGATCAACCACCCAGACCTTCGGCAAGTGGTCTGTTACCGGCACATCCGGCAACGTCGTCACCCTGACCGGAACGGGTACTTCTCATATCCTCGCTGGATCTTGCACTTCTGGCATCGACTACCTTGCTATTGGCAGCATTCGGTTTTCTGCGCTCTCTCCGGGTGAGTTCTACGCTGGTGCCAATTCCACGGCTACTGGATCGCCTGCGGCTCCGACATACCTGACCGACAAGCCTGCTGACTCTACGCGCTACTGGGTCGGTGGGACTGGTAATTGGAACGATACAAACCGCTGGTCAACGACATCTGGTGGTGCGGGTGGTGCTGATCTGCCCAGAAGCCATGATGACGTTGTATTCGACTCCAGCAGCAACGCAACGGCATATACGGCTACGGTCAATGCAATCACAGGCGGGAACCGCTGCAAGTCCCTGACCATCTCTGGCCCAGCATCAGGCGATGTGACGCTTGCAGGATCGACTGCGCTCTATATCCACGACGACATCACGCTGCCAGCTACGGGTTTGACGAGGACTTATACGGGAACAATCACGCTGACTGGATCTACGTCGGGTAAGACGCTGACGACGAATGGTGTTTCTTTCTCAGGCATCAACGTAAACGGTGTTGGTTGCGAGTGGACATTGAGCGATGCGTTAAATGCGACAGGGTTTCTTTTTACTCTGACAAATGGTTCATTTGATACCGCAGGCTATGCGCTCACCACATTAGGGTTTCAAGCAAACAATACGAACAGCAAAACACTTTCTTTGGGGGCAACAACGTGGACAAATGCTCAATTGTCCAGTGCTTTTAATGTTAACCCATTGAATTTTTCGTTCAACAGCGGAACATCGTCTCTGGTATTTACGGGGGCATCTCCCACTATTAGTACCATAACTGGCTTGACTTTCTACAACGTCGCCTTCACTTCCACCTCCGCAAACACAACCATCATCAACGGCGCAAACACCTTCAACGATCTATCTTTCGCCGGTCGAGTCTCTCCTGGACTGAGAAACATCTCCATCTCAGCCGACCAAACCATCAACGGCACTCTGACGCTTTCCGCTGGCACTAACGCCACGATGCGAACTTTTGTCCGTTCAGACACTATTGGCACAACACGCACACTGACCTGCGCTGCTGTTGATTCGTTGCAGGACATTGACTTCAGAGACATCACCATTGCTGGTGCTGCTGTATCTGGTGGCGATCTGACAGGCACTCGCTTGGGTGACTGCAAAGGCAACAGCGGGATTACGTTCTCTGCTGGTACAAACAAATATTGGATTGGAACTTCAGGCGGTAACTGGGGGGTCATTACGGCATCTCCTTGGGCTACAAGTTCTGGTGGTTCTGGGTTGCTTGCCAATTTCCCGTTAGCACAAGACACAGTTATTTTTGACGGTAATAGCGGTGCATCAGGGTTAACCAGCACCATCAACGCAGCCTACAACATCGGCACGATCGACATGTCTGCGCGTACCGGCAACACGATGACGCTGGCAACAAGTTCAAACACACCAACAATCTACGGCAACTGGATTAACGGCACTGGCACTACGCTGACGGGTACGGGAACGATGACCTTTGCAGGTCGTGGCAGTCAGACGATTACGAGTGCGGGGAAGACGTTTACGCAGCCGTTCACAATCAACAGCCCAAGCGGTTCTGTGACGTTGCAGGATGCTTTTGCATCTTCTTTTAACGGCGCTTTTAATTTTTTGGTTGGTACGTTTGATGCCAATGGTTATTCTGTGACTCTTTCTGGAGCATCTTCTGGCTTTATTATTGCTTCTGGCACATACCCGAGTAGAACCGTTGCAGTTGGCAGTGGAACTTGGGTATTGGGAGGGTCAAACGGATTTAACGTACAAGGAACGAGCGGGCTATCCGTTACAGGAACAGGCACGATAAGCCTAACCAGCGCATCTTCCAAGACTTTCCAAGGTAGTGGCATCTCCTACTTAGGCATCACGCTTGACCAAGGCGGGGCTGGGACGCTTACGATCACAGGCAACAACACCTTCAAGGACATCACCAACAGCTACAGTGCGACGGGTGCAACAACCATTGCAATGAGTACGACAACCCAGCGCGTATCTCAGTGGACGGCTACAGGTGCGTCAGGCAATGTGCTGACTGTTCAGGGTACGTCTGCGACGTCTCCGGCGACGCTTATTCTGACTGGTGCCACAAAGCCGAACGTAGACTACCTGACGGCTACCGGAATCAGGGCTTACGACTTGACCGATACATGGTATGTTGGAGCAAATTCAACAAACAATGGCTCGTTGGGGATGTACTTTTAGGCAGCGCCTGCGCCACCTTCTCCCGGCGGGACGGGCAATTTCTTTTTTGTCTTCATTTGAGGCAGCAAATGGCAATCCAAATCGACCTCACCCAATCTCAGTACGGCATCCCGTTCGCGGGTGCGTACTTCCGCATCGTGACTGCTTCGATCTCTAGGCAGCGAGCCGGTGGTGCTAAGTTCTCGGTGATGATTGACGTCGCTGGATACGGAACTGCGACACCGGGTGATGACACTCGGGAGGTTGACTTCCGGCGCTATCACACGGCGCTGGAGGACATTGAGGTGAAGCAAGGCGCGACGTTCCTCGATAAGTGCTATGCGTGGGTCATGTCGCAAGCTGACATGGCTGGAAGCGTGGCTGTCTGATCTCTTATGGATGAACAACTAACGCCAAGTTTGGCGCATAATGGCGACTAAACAGGGGATCACAGATGGCCGGTCTCGTAGTCGTTACACCTCCCACCTCGGAACCGATTACGGTCTCCGATCTAATCACGCATCTACGGCTCGATGCTGATACCGATGAGGTCGAAATGGAGGCCTACATCCAGCTCGCTCGGGAGTGGTGCGAGAACTACACAGGGCGGGCGTTCGTAAACCGGACCCTCCGGCTTTCGCTCGATGGGCTGTCCGATGTTGACGATGCGCTCTGGGAGGGCTGGAAGATCGGCCCCGACATGACGCTAAAAAAGCGCGACATCAAGCTGCCGAAGCCGCCGCTGGTCTCGGTCACTTCGGTGACAACTTACGATGACGCGGACGTGCCGACGGTGTTCTCGTCTGCGAGCTATTACGTGGACAACGCCGCTGAGCCGGGGCGGGTGGTTCTTCGTACTGGCTCCACTTGGCCTACTGCGCTGCGGGTTGGTAACGCGGTCGAGATTGTCTACGTTGCGGGCTACGGTGCGGCTGCGAGTATTCCGGCCCCGATCAAGTTCGCGCTTAAGGCTGTTGCGGCGTGGATTTACGAAAACCGGGGCGAGCAGAGTTACGAGCGGCTTCCTGCGAATATCACGATGCTGTTGCAGCCGTATCGTGTGATGTCCTTTGGTTCTAACCCGTACGCGAACGTATGATCGGCGGAATGCGTCACCGTGTAATGATTCAATCCGAGCGCCGGACGACGGACACGGACGGGTCCGCGGCGCTCCGCTGGTACGATGACGTGTCCGTATTTGCTGCTATCGAGCCAGCATCGGGCCGTGAGCGCTTTTTCGGTATGCAGTTAGAGGCAAGCATTACCCACAAGATTACGATCCGCTACCGGGCGGATATGGCCCCTAAAAAGCGGCTGCTCTATAACGGTCGGGCTTTCCAGGTGCGGGCCGTGCTTAATCGGGACGAGCGGAAGCGATTCCAAGAGCTGCTTTGCGAGGAAGGGGTGGCGACATGAACCGGGTCGCGGTGCGTGTCACCTCTACGGGCAAGATCCAGAACGTCGAACAGGACTACATCCGTCGCGTCGGTCGGGCAGTCAATGCTTCTGTCGCAATCGTCAGGCAGTCTGCGATCGACCTTATAAAGCGTTCGCCTAAGACGGGCAACACCTATAAGCGTGGAGGCAAAATACATCGCGCATCCGCTCCGGGCGAGCCACCGGCAAGTGATGGCGGCAAATTGGTTGCAGAAATTTATCCAGTCATCGATGCCGATAAGCTGGGCGGGCAGGTCGAAAGCCGTGCGCCTTACAGCAAATATCTAGAATTCGGATCGGATGGCGGCAAGATCAAAAAGCGGCCCTTCCTCTTCCCTGCGCTAGAGATGAACAAGCCGCGTATCCGGGCGATCTTTGCGAGGCTGAAATGAGCCTGCATTCGTTTGATCTAGCCTCGACGGTATATACGGCGCTGACCGGCGATGCGACGCTTATGGCGCTTGTAGAGGGCGTCTACGATGACGTGCCTCAGGACACGCCCTATCCCTATATCGTGGTCGGCGAGGAAACGACGATCAACGCCGGGACGATGACAGTCGATGGGCTGGAGCATACCCTCACGCTCCACGTCTGGTCGCGTTATCGCGGGTTGAAAGAGACAAAGCAAATCATGGAGCGAATCTACACTTTGCTTCATAATTCCAATCTAACGGTCACAGGTGCGTCGCTAGTCAATCTGCGACAAGAATTCAGCTCGACATTCGTTGACGCTGATGGACTCACCCGGCACGGCGTCATAAGATTCCGGGCGATGGTGTTCGATCAATAGAGGTAATCATGGCAGCTCAAAAAGGGGCGGCGCTCCTGGTCAAACTTGGCAACGGTGCAAGCCCGGAAGTCTTCACTACGGTTGCGGGTCTTCGGTCAACATCGATCACGATGAACGATGAGCCGGTAGACGTCACCACTAAGGACAGCTCGGGCGTTCGTGCGCTGCTCGCTCAAGGTGGGGTGCAGAGCTACACCATCAGCGGGTCGGGCGTATTCTTGGATGCTGCCGGGGACGATACGCTCCGGCAGAAATACGGGGCGGCGACCTTTGCGAACTTCCAGCTTATCGTGCCGGACTTTGGAACTTTCACGGGTCCGTTCATGGTTGCGAGCTTGGAATATGCCGGGGAATACAACGGCGAAGTTACCTATTCGCTGACGCTCGAATCTGCGGGCGCTGTTACCTTCGCTACCGTCTAAGGGGTTCATCATGGCCGCACAAAAAGGTTCTGCGCTGCTGATCAAGATCGGCAGCGGTTCGCCGGTTTCGTACACGACTATCGGCGGGCTGCGCTCGACGTCCATCACCATGAACGACGAGCCGGTCGATATTACGAACAAGGACTCCGCCGGAGTTCGTACCTTGCTCGCGCAGGGCGGCGTTCAGTCGATGACGATCTCGGGTTCTGGCGTGTTTACGGATGCCGCGAGCGAGGCAACGCTGCGCTCTGCGTTTGGGGCCGCGTCGTTCTCTAGCTATCAGCTTGTGATCCCGGACTTCGGCGCTTACACCGGGACGTTCATGGTTGCCAGCCTAGAGTATGCGGGCGAGTACAACGGCGAGGTGACCTATAGCCTGACGCTGGAGTCATCTGGGGCCGTCTCATTCGCGTGAGGTTGATATGTGGAAAACCGTGCGAGCGAAAATTGGCGGCGTCGAAAGCGATGCCGCACAGAAGGGTGATGATTTCACCCTGACGGTCGCTGTGGAAGTCGGCGACAAGATCGAGGTTGACGGAAATATTTTCTCGGTCCTCTCGGTAGAGGACTACGCCAATCGTGGCGAACTTTGGATCGTGAAAGGACAGGCAGATGGTAAATCAGCGGCGCGGCGAGCTAATGCTCCAGCTCGGGCAGAAGCAGCTCAAGGGTCGGGTGACGCTTGATGTTCTGGTACGGATTGAGGGCGCGATGGGCTGCGGAATCGTCAAGGTTGCCCAGCGGCTTCAGGAAGGGGATCTTCGGATCAATGACATCCTGGGCATCCTCACGCCTGTCATCCGAGCCGGAGGTAACGACATCGACCAAAAGGATGTCGGTGCTGCCGTTTGGGAGGCTGGTCTCGCCGAAGGAATGCGATGCGCCGGAGAAATCCTCGCGCTTGCGCTGACCGCAGGTGAAGCGGGAAACGACGAACCGGCCAATCAGTAGACGAGCTGCCTTGGTCGG